GAATCCTCCTTCTCTAGAATAAGTGTCAGTAATCCATCTCTTTGATCTTCACTAATAGCATTAGTTTCATATCGTTTTGAAATGTTTTTCTTTAACAAACCGAGCTTGTCTTTGTTGCCTGGTTTATTGATAAAGGCTTCACATTCTTTGATGAACTTATCACTTTCGGATCTATCAATTGGTTTATTACTTGAGACAGTGGGTTTACTATCATCAGGTTTTAACCATGCCTTGTCCTTATCGTATAAAGACAGGCCAAATTGATCTCCAAATTGCATCAAAGCACGTTTTCTTGCATCGCTTTCCGCTTCTTTTACCGCTGATTCATACTTATCACCAATACTACCCATACGACCATGACCAGCACCTGTGCCTTCTCTGACAATATCACCAACAGTGATTCTTACTCTTGCAATGTAAGTAATACATTTGGGATCTTCAGAAACCAAAAATGTTTCCAGTGTTTCGGAACTCCAGCCATCAAAACCAAAGATGCGGTTGGCTTCCTGTATAACGTGCCAGCTTTCAACATAAGCTAATTTTTGACCACCGCCACCTGGTCTAAAGGTGACATTTTTTTGATCAATTTTTTGGTTTAGCAGTTTTTTCTGCTCTTCATTAAAACTCATTTTTCTAGGGGGGTTGAAAATGCCCATCGGGGCAGGGATAAAGATTGAACTCCTGTTTGACACCAGCTTGGCCAATCATCAAGCAGGCGACATTCGGCAATCTTATCTAAAGCTTCTCTAGACAGTTTTTGCCCTTCTTGCAGCGCATCATCATCAAGCTCCCATAATCCGACATCAAATGGATATTCAGATTGCACTACAAGAAAGATAAATCTTTTTGCGGATGGAATACCAGATAAATAATGAGCGCATTGTAAATGGTATTTGAAGTTGGCAACAGCCTTTGCAAAGTCTCTGGGGTTTGCTCCTGTTCTACTGGTTTTTAAATCCACAATAGTTTCTTTGTTCAACCAGTCAGGTCGGCACTTACAGGTTAAACCAGAAGTCTTGTCATCCCACCAGTATGATTTCTCTGCAATACCAAAACTTAATAGCTTCTTGGCATGGGGTTCTGCAAAGACCGCATCTCTCATCTTAATGGCATTTGCCATGTCAGATTCAGTAACAGCCGTCATGCCCTTTTCTTCAGCTTCCTTTGCCTCTTCCTTACCTTTTTTGGTTGTTCTGGATGATACTGCAACAAACCTTTTTTCTAGTTCATCAGGTTCAAGAACAGCACAGTGGGTCAATGTTCCAAGAAGCATTGCAGAAGTTGGTTTATGTTCTGGCCTTTCAGGATTAAGAAAAGAGTTCCAATAAGCCTTTGGGCCATGAGATACCATTACTTTCTGCATAGATGCAGAGATCGCATCATCAGCATGGTATTTTTCGTTTGAAATCTGGGTTGATCCTGTTGTCATTATTTAAATCCTAAATAAGTAGAGCCTTTATGTTGAAGGATTGTAAAAGTAGAAATCTTTTCGCAATCTTCACAAGAAAACTCAATAGAAATAGCACCTCTACATCTTGAGCTTGGATTTTGTTCTTTAGGTGTTTTTTTAACTCTTAAATTTTGATATTCATCAAAAATAGTAAGGCAGTCACTTTGTTGATCCTCATTTGTAGACCAGATTCGATAAGTCTGTTGATGAAGATATTCACAGTTACAGAAAGGACAACAAAGAAATTCGTCATAAAAACTTGTCATGAGTCTGTGTACCTCTTTGTGTGAGGGCCATATTGCATCATCAAACGTGGCCATGTTTTCAAGATAAGTGCCTTGTCCTGTGGCATCGCAACAAGACCAGCCTGTGCTAATCGTTTTAGAAATGGTGATGCGTCTGGAGAATCAATTACAGATGCAAATGTATTAAAGATTTCTTTATCGGTCATGGTTAAAATTGGGTTGCCGAGGTCGGAGCGTTCAGGGGTTGGTCGCTTCTTCCTCGGTTGTTTATGGAAGCGTAGACCAAGATCATATTCACTCATCATTTTTTAGCAAGCTCCTCACAAGCAGCCTGTATATTATTAAGGCAATGAATTTTGGTAGAGCGTGTTAATGAATCTGTGAGCGAGATATATCCAATGCCAAAAATACAGATGTAAAGAAATAAATGTTTCATGGGGTTGGTTTCAGGGGTAAATTAATAATAACTAATGGTCAACAGTTGTCAACCTTTAATATCTCTGCCAGCTTCTGCGTTACCGACATAACTGAAAGGCTTTCTTGCGTTTTTTTCTTTAAAGGCATCCATACTGGCTTGCTCTAGTTCTGTGAAGTTAAGCTGCCCAACAAGATGGCTGTAATCGTAGCCGACATGCTGTGCCAACATGGTCACTTTGAAATAGTAGTCATTGTATTTTGCTCTTATTTCTGATAAATACCATTCTTTGTATACCATATAATTTCTAAATTTTCTTGTATAAACCACATCAGTTAAGGAGTCTGGAGTGCCAAGTGAAACTCTGTAGTTATGGTCGTTCATCCAGTTGTTAAAGTCGACTGCAAAGCATTCTTGAAGTCCATTTTTATCTTTATATCTGCTAAGTTCTAAGCCAGTTTCAAACCTTTGTAATGGCTTGACGATTTTATTTAGTCTTGTTTCGTATGCAGAGATAAGCATTTGTATCTCTACATCAGGTAAATTTTGATAAATGGTCATTTGTTAAATGGGGTTGCTATACCATTAATTATAGTGTTATATGTCAACAACTGTCAACAAGGTTTCATTACTTTTACATCAAATCCCTTTTCTTTCAATTCTTCGATCCTATATTTTTGTATCTCACTTAATCTTCCCTTTGACCCTTTGACCTCAATAAACTTAACCTCATCTGGTTTCATACAGATTAAATCAGGTAAACCAGCTTTGTTGCACATAATTAATTTGATTACTGTCCACCCTTCTTTTTCGTGCTTGTCGATCAGCTTCTTCTGATATTGAGCCTCTGTCATTTCTATAATGCTTGATCGTATAGCTTTCCTTTGATTGTACTACCTGATAAACTTTTGGCTCGATTCCCTTTTCTGCAAAAATATAATGAATTTTATTTTTTCTATCCCTACCAAGAAAACTTGCCCTTTCCCTGCCCTGCAAATAACTTAGTGCAGAATAATCTATCCCTAAAAAGATTAAGTGATCGGCACTGCTTAGATTAACACCCTCACGACAACTCTTGACCTGACCGATAAAAACAGAATCACTTACAGCATTAAATATGTCAGGATCATCAGTTGCTCTAGCACCAAAACTTTCTCTTAGCATTTTGCCTTCTGCTATAAAACAATATAAAATGGCAATCCTTCCGCTGAAGTTATCTTTTATGTAATCAATTTTGCTTTTATCAAAAACTACAACACCATGATTCTCAGTGATTACATGGCCGTTATAAATCTGACGTAACTTACTCATTACCTTTGCACCAGTATCAGCAACAACTGATCTTCCTGTTGGCCTGCCAATAACACCGTTTTTTAATATTCGATAAGCAAGCCGATAAGTTCTTCTGGACATCTTCACAAGATGCACTTCTTCCTCAACCTCCTGAGTAAAACCAGCTTCTTTCTGAGTCATCTGTACGGTATAAGGTTCAATATCCTTCAATATTCTGCTTTGCCTTGCATCTGAATAATCTTTGATTACAACACCAGTTCCTACTCTTTTCTCCTTTACATCAACATAATCACTGGCCCATCTGTAAAAGTTTTGATATTTACTCCACAGAAAAGGTGTCAATGACCATTGATGATAAAGTTGGCTGAAGCTTTCAGGGCTTGGTGTTCCACTCATTAAAATGATGCTGTTATATCTAAGCTGCAAGATATTCTGATATCGTTGAGAGGGTTTTGGAAATGCTCCCACACTATGAGCCTCATCAACGATGATCATGTTCCAACTTGTTCCCTTAAAATTTTTTAACTGCTCAAAGTTAGTGACGGATACTACCTTTTCAAGATTCATCTTCTCAACATCACTTTTTATACTTGGGATTGCTTTTTTCTTAGTAATTATCAACACCTTCTCAAGTGCCATGTTTTTTACAACAGACAGTGCCACCATTGTTTTGCCTGTTCTACATTCACCACTTAAATATGCACATTTTTTGATCTGACAAAGCCTGGTCAACTTGCTGCTTGCCACTTTTTGATATTTTCTTAATACTACCATTGACAGTGTTGTTTATATAGCTATTGTACTTAGGAACGCTATATGTGCAATACCTATGCAACAGAAACCGAAAAAAGCAATTCAAATCTATTTAGAAGAAGAGCAAATTCAGTGGCTTGATGATAATAAAGGCCCAGAACTTAAACGTGGTGGTGTCATAAGAAACCTAATTCGAGAAAAAATGGAGCAGGCTGCATAACAATGGATATAAAAGAAGAATTGCTTGGCCTTCCCAAGCACTGGGGTTTTGTTGCCGTTCAAAATAAAAGACCTTATCAAAACGATTGGCAGAATAATCCACTTACACGCTCACAACTGTTTAAAGAAATATCTTCAAAAAAATCTACGGGTATCGGTGTTTGCTGTGGTGTCCCTTCAGGTGGTTTACTTTTTCTTGACCATGATGGGCCATCAGCTGCAAAAATATTAGGTGAATGGGGTTTTTCTCTTTCCTCATTACCACCATCATGGATGGTCACATCAGGTCGGGTCGGTAGGTTTCAAATAATCTACCAAGTTCCAGAAAAGTATTGGTCAAAGATAAAGACACGCAAATTTCAGACAGGGGTAAAGGATGAGGATGGTTCAGTTGAACAGATCGAACTGCGGTGGAATGGTACGCAATCCATAGTATCTGGTAAACATCCAAAAACTGACGGCTACAGATGGATGGAAAATCGCTCGCCAAAAGATCTTGAAATTGCAGAAGCTCCCTTTGCCATAATCGAAAAGATGATGGAGCAGAAGAAAAAAACAAAGACACCACAAATAGAAACATATAATTCAGATACTGATAAGGCACGTTCACTTCTTCAATCAATAAATCCAAATCGGTTAGATGATTACGATGCCTGGCTAAAGATAGGCATGGCTGCTCACTCAGTTGGTGATAATTCATTACTGCACGATTGGGAACAGCTATCACAGAAAAACAGCAAATATCAATCAGGAGAATGTGAAAAGAAATGGGCATCATTTAAATCATCTGGGGTTTCCCTTGGCACTCTTCAAAAGTTTGCATCAGAGGATGGTTGGACTCCACCACCACGCTCCTTCCCCACTTCAATAAAACCAGCAGAAGAGCCAACTCCTGTTCCTCGTAAATTAGAACAGCTAACATCACAGGAACTTATAAACTTTTTACGCAACCTCAAACAGGAAATCAGGTTTAATACTTTTTCCCATTCAATAGAAATGGATGGCAAAGTAATAAAAAATATTGAACTTTTCTATCTGACCCTTGCAGAGCTTGGTTATAAAGTACCAAAAGAAATGGCAATTGATTGTCTACTTAAAGTAGCTCACGAAAATGAATATGACCCAGTAAAGCTATATCTTGATCACTGCTACAACGAAATCCAACCAACTTATATAGATAGGCTTGCCTCAACATATCTAAGACCACAGGATCAAAACCTAAAAGAGCCGACCATATATGATGTGATGCTCAAGCTTACTCTCATCAACGCAGTAAGAAGAGTTTATATACCAGGATGTAAGCATGATTCGGCAACTGTCCTTCAAGGTTCTCAGGGTATTAAGAAATCATCATTCTGGCAAACTCTCTTCGGCCCCTTCTTCTCAGATGCCCTCGGTGATATTTCTTCAAAAGATGATCTTCTTGTTCTTCATCGTTCATGGGGTATGGAATGGTCTGAAATTGATGGAGTCACAAGTCGCAAACACGCAGGCACAATAAAAGCATTTTTATCAAGATCCACAGACCTTTTACGAGTGCCATACGGTAAATCTGTTGAAGAATGGCCAAGAAGAGGGATTATTGTCGGATCAACTAACAAGGAGTCTGGTTTATTAATAGATGACACAGGTAATCGAAGATTTCACATAATTCCAGTTACGACAAAATCAATCGACCTCGACTCCCTACAACTTGAACGTGACTCCATCTTTTCGGCTGCGGTTTATGCCTTTAAAAATAAAGAATCGCACTTCTTATCCTTTGAACAGGAAAACCAGATTGAAAAAGAAAACCTTGGTTACATGGTTGATTCGCCTTGGCTTTCTGTGATAACCAGCTACTTAAACGATCCGTCCAATGCTATGAAAGATATTACAACTGAACTTTTATTATCAGAAGCTGTAGAAAAGCCAATCGAAAGACAGACAAAATCTGACATCATGACTGTCTCATCCATTCTCAGATCCTTACAATATGAACGTAAAAGAAAACGCATACAGGGAACACCCAAGTGGGTATGGTTCTCACCTGTTCTCTCACCTGTTCTCACCTCTGGGAACGCTTAAAATCCCTGCTATCACTATATTATATATATATGTTCTCTATGTTCTCTATGTTTTATATATATATATAATAATAGATAATATAGGGGGATATATAGGGTTAGGTAAGTTTTAAGCATTCTTGGGTACACTTAAGAACGTGAGAACATCACCTAGTCTTAAATGAGTCTTATTTTGTTATTTTTTAATACTGAACTACTATGGGCTTATGACTTCAATAAATGATTTACAAAACGATCATAAAAATGCTCGCAAGCGTACTGATCGTTCCTCAAAACTTATAAAAGAATCTCTGAAAAAGTTTGGTGCTGCAAGATCAATTGTGATTGATGAAAACAACCGCATACTTGCAGGCAATGGAACAATCGCTGGTGCAAAGGCAGCAGGGATTAAAAATCTTAAAGTCATAGAAACAGATGGCAATGAAATTATTGCTGTAAAAAGAACTGGGCTTTCAGAAGATGAAAAGGTTGGACTTGCTCTTGCAGATAATAGAACCTCCGACCTTTCAGAATGGGATATAAATATGCTCGAAGAATTAAGTCAAGAGCATGATTTAGAACCCTGGTTTGATAATGATGACTTGAAAGAATTACTTGGTGAGACAGAAGTATTACCAGCCGAGGGGTTAACAGACCCTGATGATGTTCCAGAAGTACCAGAAGAACCTAAATCAAAAGAAGGTGATTTATATATTCTTGGCAATCATCGGCTTTTATGCGGTGACTCTACAAATATTCAACACGTTGAGAAATTAATGAATAATAATAAAGCTGATATGGTCTTTACTGATCCTCCTTACAATATTGATTTTGAACCTCAAAGAAAAACACATAAAAAAATATTAAATGATTCAATGACAACAAACGAATTTCATAATTTTTTAAATAGTTTTTTAACAAATACTTTTAATATTCAAAAAAAAGATACATATAGTTTTATTTGGTGTGGTTGGTCAACTATAAAAGATTTTCATGTAGTTTTAAAAAATTTTTATCAAATAAAAAGTTTAAATATTTGGGTAAAAAATAATTTTGGAATTGGTTATTACACAAGACCAAAGTATGAACCTTTTTTTCTTTGTTTGAATGGCAATCCATCTAAACCTAAGATAGCTCCTGCTGATGTTTGGGAATATTCAAAAGTCCATAAGACAATCCATTCGTGTCAAAAACCTATTGAATTAATTCAAGATATTTTTTTAACTTTTAATTTGCAACAAATTGTTTTTGATCCTTTTGGAGGTTCTGGTTCAACTTTAATCGCTGCTGAACGTCTTAAAAGACAAGCATTTTTAATGGAATTAGATCCTAAATATTGTGATGTGATCGTTAAAAGGTGGGAGGATTTTACAGGTAACAAAGCAAAACGTGTATCATCTAATTAATGGGTAAAAAAGGATCAAAAGCTGAAACAATAATTAGATCACAGAAGTTTGCTCGTATTATTGCAAACGGTGGTCGTAGATCCGACTGTGTTCGTTATGCAGCCGAGAACTGGGGGGTGGGGGAGAGAGCCTGTTGTAAGTACATAAATATAGCTAGAGACGAGTTGAAGAAAGACTGGGACATGGAAAGACCCCAGATGGTGGCTGACCTTTTGGCTCAATGCAGCACCTTACAGATGGAGGCTAGAAAAGCTGGTCATTATCACATTGCCCTCGGTGCGATTAATACAGCAGCTAAACTTGCACAAATTGTTTCGTGAGCATTTTAGATACGGCAAGACCAGGGAATGTTTTATATCAGATCGGTGCTTATGATTTACCGACAGCAAATGAAGCAATAGAGCGTATCAATCAGGATTTACTTCCGCATCAATCAAAGTTTTGTGATGACCTGGATCATAGAAAACTGGCTCTTGTCTGTGGCTTTGGTGCTGGTAAAACAGTTGCTTTAGTCGCAAAGGCAACAATACTTGCAGCAATGAATATTGGTCATGTATCAGCACTTTTTGAACCAACTCATGCAATGTTGGTGGATATTCTTGTGAGAACTATGAATGAACTGTTAGACCAATGGCAGATTCCTTTTTCTTACAGAGCATCTCCTTTGCCATCCTTTACTTTGGAATTTAAAGAAGGCACTCACACAATCTTATTAAGAACAATGCTTACATATCAAAGATTACGAGGGCAAAACTTATCTTCAATAGGATTTGATGAGGCAGACACTGTCCCAAAAAGAGATGCGGAATCAGCTATGAACATGGCACTGGCAAGACTTAGATCTGGAAATGTTCAGCAGTTCTATGCAACAACAACTCCTGAAGGTCATGGTTGGGCATTTGAAACTTTTGAGAAAAACAAAAAGTCTGATACAGGATTGATTCAGGCAAAGACTAAAGATAACCCATACTTACCTGACAACTTTATTGAATCTCTTGAAGAAAATTATCCACCGCAGTTAATAAAGGCTTATCTTCTTGGACAATGGGTTAACCTTACTAGCGGTCAGGTTTATGACCGTTTCAATCGTAACGACCATGTTATTAATCAGATTCCATTTGACATCAAGATGGAAGTTTTAAGAATCGGGGTGGACTTTAACGTGATGAACTGTAATGCCGTGGTCGGTGTCAAGTCTGGAGACAAGTTAATTATCA